TCTATTATTGATACCTCCGTGTCGGTGTCCCACATATAACCGCACAACAATATTTCAAATACCGGGTCTTCACAATACTTGTAGTTGCCAGCGCTTTTAATATCTGTTTCGGAATAAGTTTCAAAGTCTATAAAAAGATGCTTCATAACTTCTTTGGTTTTAATTGTTTATACTAATACAGCGGCAAAGGTAGGTAAATGTTTTGGATAAACAAGAAAAAGGGCTATCAATTGCAATTATTTAACAACTGATAGCCCTATTATTTAATCGGCAAAAATGGGCGAATAGAAAATAAAACCTCGCTTCTCATTCAGTATAACGTAGGTTTGCTGCGGCTCTTCGTATGCCAGCCCGTGACCCATCGCAAACGCGTCGAAGCCTTTCAGAGAACCGTTCACACAAACCTCTTTAGTGTATATCATCTGGTGGTAGTGCCCTATGAACGCCTTATCTATCTTAATTGTTTGGTTAAGCTTGGCGTACCATTTAAACATACTCGGGTATATGCCCCCGATGCCGCCAGCGCTTCTAAACTGGTGTCCGTGGCAGAATAAAATCTTTTTGCCGTATATATCCAGGTATGCAAACTCACTTTCGGGAATGATGAACTCAAACTTTGTCAACCCCATAAGTGTTAACGTCTGTTCAATATCCCTGTACATGAAATATTCATGGTTCATTGCGAAACCATTGGCGAATTGCATTTTCTTCGTTGTTCTCGTATGGTTTCCGCATATACCTACTACTACTATTTTTTGAAGGTCTGGCAGTTCGTCGTGGATAGCCTTAAGCCCCGATATTACCAGCGTCTTTACGAATTGTATTCCCTGCAGGGGGGACATGCTATTTGTCTGCGCCAGCTCGTCGTGAATGTAGCCGCCTATCATATCGCCAATAAGACCTACTACCAGGTTATCTACTGGCTTTTTCTTAACCATATAGATAGCGTTTGAGAAAAAGTTCTTTATTCGCTTCTCGGCTATTTCCCGGTTATACTCGTTCTTGCCTAAAACGGTGGAGGGTTTAACCACTTCGTCCGCGTGCCAGTCACTGGCTACCAAAAAGCCCGTGTTACTTTCGTCAAGCGTTGATTTCGCTTTCGCGTGAATCTCTACCAGTTCGATAGGTGCGCTATCCTTTTTTAGGTCTATGATGCCTTGTATCTCTTCTTCTGTGTACAGCGTTTGAAGCTCTGCTATTACCGGGTCTACCACTACTTCGATAGGTTCGCTTTCCGGTACGGTAGGGCCGTTCATGCGTGCGTTCCAGTACGCCGTATCTCTCTTTGTATATTTCTTCACGGGTTTGCCCGTTGCCTTTGAAATTCTAACCCCTTGTGCGTTTATATACCAATCACTTTTTCCCATTTTTGCTTTTTTAAATTGCGGGGGCTTTTACGCCCCCGATTTTTACTAATGTCTTTTACTCCGAAAGGGTTACTTAAACAAGTCGTCATCTTCGTCGATATCCACCGTATCGAAATCGTCAAGACTTGTTCCACCATCCAGGCGTTCACCGTCTGCCGTCTTCTGTATTCCGTTCAGACCCACACCTACACCGTACTTCCCGGTAAACTCATAAGGGTAGAAGGACACGGCAACATTACCGTAACAACCGCTATACACCTCGTTTTTGTCTGTGATGTACTGTTTTCTACCGTCGATTACGATAGGCGCGCCCTGTGCTTCTTTACGCTTCGCGTTGATGAAGTAGCACCCCTTGTATTCTGCACCGTCTTTTTCTTCGTCGCCATCTCTTAACGGGTTGTTCCACGTCTTGGGGTCTTTGCCTGCGAGTTTAGGATATTTAGTCTTAAACGTTGCGCACTCGGCTTCAATTGCCGCCTTAATCTTTGGAATCTCCGGGCTGTTCTTGTCAATCAGTAGACAAACGCTATACGTTGCGTCACCTTGGCCGTTAATTTGTGATGCTTCAAACACACGTACATAACTCAATCTCGCATTTTTAACCATGAACTTCATATTATTCTTGTTTTTTCTTTTTGTCCTCTTTTCGGTTCAGACGTTCCGTTTTTAAATTGATAATGCAAAGATAACAATTAATTTGTTACGTTGGTTCTTTCGTTAACTTCTTTTATGAATTTAATTCCTCGAACATATCCAAAGTAGGTTGTATCGGTTCTCTTTTATCGCTTTCCGGTGCGAGCGTTGGCGCGCCCTGGGGCTTAACTATAACACCGTCGAGCAGAACCGTTAACGGCCTCTTTCCCACGGTTCGCTCCAGGTCTCCGATGCCTTTTATCTTCGTATTGATAAGGGCTTCCCGGTCAAAACCTGCCTCCGTTAGCCGTTTTAAGGCCTCCGCTTCGTCTTTAATCACCCGGGCCGAACGTCCCTCTACAAGCTTCCACCCGTTCACGTGCTTACCGCTTAAGGCTTCTGACATTGCAAACTGCTTGACTGATGCTAACCAGTCGGTAAACATATCCGCCTTATTAAGTATTTCCCCGATTTCTTCAAGGGATAGGGCTTTGGTTTCTCCGTGGGTCTCGAACTCATTAACAAGTGCATCACGTTGCGCCCGGCATTGGGCTTTGAACTTGCAGAACTTACAATGAGAACCTACCTTCGTTTCTCCTTGCCCGGCAAAAGCCTTTTCAGCCGTCGGCCTTAGTACGTGTATCGCCCAGTGGGTTAAATCTTGTGCGGACATCTCGAATACCGAGTAATTGCCTAACCGTACTTGTGCGATGTGCATACGTACTTTTTCAATCTTCGCGCGGTGGTATGGTTCCAGGGAGTTAAGCACCCCTATAGCGTACATCATTAACTGGCTGTTTCCGTTGGCATCTACCTGCACGCCTTTACCATACTTAAGGTCTATGATGTTTAGAACCGTTTCGCCTACTATATCGCAGTCGCAGCTACCGAAACAATCGGGTACGTACATTGTTAGGTCAAACTTTCGCTCTATACTCATTTCCGCGCCCTCTACGACCTCGTAAATGTCGCACACATAACACACGTAATCGGTTACGTACTTATCCATCTCGGGGCTGTAATACTTGTTTTCCGCAATCTCTTTTGGTACGGGCAATTCATCAAGTAGTGGGGTGTATTCCCCAGCCAAATACTTTCTTATGGCGTGCTCGGCCAATTCGTGAGCTACTGTTCCCTCTTCCGATGCCGCGCTTCCCGTGCTCGGTATGTTTTCCTCCAACCGTGCGGATGGTGTGCAGTTCATCCAGCGGTGCGAGCTACTGGGAGATAGGAGCGCATGCGCGCGCTCGCTATGGTTTATCTGTTCTTTCATCTTGTCAAGGGATAATTTTCAATACGTTGTTTAAGTAAAGCGAATTTAGAGGCGCTAACCTTTGAAAGTGATGTACCCCCGAACTCCAAAAGTATAGATGCCATCTCGTCACGGGTAATGTGCCCAGACCTTACACTGGATATTACGAGGTGTTGCATCTCCTTCAAAGTAGGTGCTTCGCTCTTCGTTTCCTCTTCTGCCTTTGCAGGTTCTTCTACCTTTGCAGGCTCTTCTACCTTTGCAGGCTCTTCTACCTTTGCAGGTTCTTCTACCTTTGCAGGCTCTTCTGTCTTTGCGGGCTCGGGCTTCGCTTTCTTCGGGGCTGCGGTCTTTGTCGGTTCGCTAAACGTAGGTGCTACGGGTTGCGATGGTTCGCTGAATGTCGGCACGGCTGTAGAGGTCGTTTTGCTCGCCTCTACGGGTTTTTCTTCCTTTTTAGGTGCAACTATGTGCGTTTCTACTGAAACGTCGTCAGAAGCGCCCGAAAGTAGTTCTTTCAACATCTTAGTAACGTTAATAACTTCTTGTTCGTCTCTCCCGTCAAATTCAAATGATAATGTAGTAACTTTCATAATCTTTGTTTTTATATGGTTCTAATTAATTTATGCGTCTTTATACTTTTTGCCCTGTAGGATGCGCTCGGCAACCTGCACGACCATCAGGTTATAAAATTCGTTGTACTCGTCGCAGTGGATGTACATGTGTTCGACATCTACTGGGTATTTCGCGCCTTCCATTGTGGAAACATAGTAGGGTAATATAAACCCCTCAAACGTAGGCATGTTCTTTGCCGCTTCGATAACCTCGTACTTGCTGCTTTTAATCGAGGCAGATAGATGCTTTTTAACTTCTGCGATGATAAACTCTTTCTCTTTCATAATCATACTTTTTAAATCATTGATGCAAATATAACGCTTTTACCGATACGTTGGTTCATCCATTAACGTTTTTTATTATATATTGCTTCCAACATGGGTTGCATGAAGTCGTATGTTACACCCTCGTATTGGTAGCTATCAAAGTGCCCGTCGTGGCGTACCTCGGTGAAAGGAGCGCTTTGTTCCGTGCCGTCATCGTCCAGGAATACAAGGATGTGGCTTTTCATCTCAAACTTACCCTCTTTAATCGTCTCTCTGAAAATACAGTTAATCGCTTTCATAATTTTACTTTTTAATCGTTTATCTCTTTTTAATAGCAAGACCGTTTTGTTCCACAAACTGAACCGCCTCTTTCTTCGTTCTGAACCGCTTAGATTGGTTGTTGTAGTATTTCCCTGTTAACGGGTCTATCACGTTTACTTGGAAATTGACAGTACCTAATACGGTTACTTTAATAATGTGCGCTGACGTTTTCATAATTTTACTTTTTAATCGTTTATACTTTTTAAAAAACTTCGGTGATTGAATCCCTTTCACTTTTCAATCTTTCCCTTTCGGGTATCGTGTTCCTGGTTTCGGTGAGGAACAACCTCTGTTTCCTTTTGACATTACAAATATACGGCTTTTATCAATAGGTTGTACATTCCGTTAACATCATTTAAGAATAAAAGTGCTCTGTCTCACTTAAAACGTTGAAAAC